ATTAAACAAACGCCGTATGACGAGTGGATGCCTGCAAACGCGTCTGGATTCTCCTCGCTCCAAAGTTGTGCTTGCGCGTAATAATAACCTGTATCTATTTTTAAGTCTTTGATAAGTGCATCTTCAAACCAGCCTGCTGGTTTTATCGTGGTAGCTGTTTTGGTGAACCAATGTGAGTTAATTGCGAGTGTGAGCCATTTACCAAGTTCCGCCCATGTTCTTGATCTAAGCTGTTGTTCTGTGTTGGCTGTAACAATTATGGTTGATCCTAGTCTGGTAGAAAGCATCCACATAATAATCCAAGCTACCAAAGCTGATTTACCTATACCACGGCCAGAGGCTACAGCAAGTCTAAACATTTCTGGTAAATCAAGCGCGTTGTTGCGCTCTATGTGTATTGCCATTTCTCGCAAAATTTTTTCTTGCCACTTCCTTGGTCCACTAAAGTTTTCAAGGGGGGTGTCCTTTTGTTTCCAAGGGAAGACATACTTAACAAAGTTAACTGGATTGTCTTTGATTGGTCCTGACCAGATTTCGGTCATCAATTCTTTTTCTTGTTTTACTCCATATTTCATACTTCATTACCCCATACATCCCAACCTGGAGAGGTTTTTCTTGCAAATAATTCTATTCTTGGCAAATCACCAAAAAGTAGTTCGATTCGGTTTCTTACTTCTTCAGGTTTTTTACTATGTTTTGTTCTTTCTGCTACAACCAAAGATTCAATGTTGTTAGCTTTTTTATATTTAGTCATCATACCTTTCACGCCAAATAAACAAATTTCGCTACTTTTCATAGTCCAAGGCGCAACATTCTTACAATAGTTTCCTTTTGAAGTTGTTTTAATCCAATTAAAAGCTATGGTTTTATATTTAAAACCCCATGCTTTAAATATTTCTAGAGCCTCGTCTAAATGTGAATCAGTAACCCACATAAAACATACTGAATCATCTTTTGTTATATTTTTTATTGGCATATTTTTCAATTCTTGTAACGACATTGTTGAGTAATGATTGCTTAGTGGTTTAATTTCACTTCCAGTTGTGTTGTTAACTGCTGACTTACTTCCATAGTGCCAAGGCGGATCAGCATATATTATGTTGTACTTTTTATTTGGAAATTTAATCATAAAAAAATATAAAAATTTTAGTTATAGTGTTATACATATATCGCACCTGCCTGCGCACGCAAGGGGGGGTAAATTTGCATTATTGAGAGATGATTCATATTAGTTAAGAGGGAGAAAAACTAACATTACAAACTTACCCCTTATTATCTATATCGCTACCGCTCGCGCGCTTGCGCGGGGCTATCGCGGGCGCGGTTTCGTGGTCTATGACGCGCGCGCGTGCGCTGTCCAGGATTCCTGCTAAATTTAAGTTGTGGTCAACTTGCGTCTTTTCCGCCCAAGTATCGCGATCTGCTGATTTTAAGTAGAACTGGATTGAATTAAAATCTCCGTTTTCTATCTTTTCCATTAGCTTTGATGTCGCTAGCTGTAAACCCTTTGCTCTTCCTCTAGCCAAAGCATCCGATAATTCAGAATTTTTTTTGTTTCTATGTTTGTTAAATGTATCCCAACCAACGCCAATAGACCTACAAATGTCCATAATACCAAGGTTTAAACTTGCCAGATATTCAACCCTTTCATGGTCAATAACAATAGGTTTTCTTCCGCGTTTTTTAGGTGTTTTTGTTGTCATATTCCGATTAATTATAGCTTAAATACCTTGTTTTTATGCTATTTATAAAGAAATATACATAAATATTGAGTAAAGGTATTGAAATAAGAGTATTTATGTGCATAATGATACTTACATATTAATTAAACGGAGAATAAATATGAACTTATCAACAAAAGAACTTGCTATTGTTAGCAAACTAATAGATTTGAACCATGAGTATTTTCAAGCAAAGAAAATACACAATCCAATTATGAGCCAAGTAAACGATAATTTAGATTGTTATAAATCAGATAAACAATTTGAATTAAATCAAAAAGATTTCGTTAACTTACGATACAAAGTTGAGAATTATTTTAATCAAGTGGAGGAAGAATGAACTACGAAATAACATTTACACATGACAGGGTATATACAATTAAATGCGATAACTTAGTTGAGTTATTTAACAAATTACAGGACCTTATGTCCAAACATTGTTTTTACAATGACGAAATAATATCTATTGAAAGGAGTAAATAAATATGAATAACACAAAAGAAAAACTTAACGATTGCGATTTACAACTTCGCAGAATGGTTGACTCTTATGCTGAAGATGTCATTAAGGGCAAAATGAGATTTTATCTTACAGACGAAGATGAAAGCGATGAGGATATTTATGAAGCATACAATGTAAAATATATTATTGACCAACAAGGCAACCTTGACGATGTAATTATTTTACTTGCGGGCGGTGGACCTAATATTTGGCTAGACACTCATGCGCAAGAAGTTCAAGGCTTTTGGGGTTCAACCAAATACACCAAGCCAATATATGATTATCAATATATTATTGATTATTTTGATGAACAATATCAATGTGTGAGGTAACCAATGGCAGATCCTAAACACATAAGCACACATATAGACAACTGGTTCAAGGCTAGGTTCTTTAACCACCTACTTCACAAATACAATGCTAAGTCATTACATGACTTGCATATAAGAATGTTCAACGAACTAGAACAAGAGATTTATTTTAAGATCATAAACAAAAAGAGAACATGATAACCATAGAACAAATAGAGCAACAAGAACAAATTAAAGACCAGGCGCAAGACAAAGCAAACGAAGAGCGCAACAAATGGTTTTTAATGATTGCACAATATAACAAAGAAAACGAGGTACAGTATGAAGATAGACCGCAGAAGAATACCAAAACATCTTAGGCACTTGTCAGATCATGTACTAAGTTTATTAATGTATATTTTTAGAGCGCGCTGATGTCTAAAGGATCTCAACCAAGACCGCACGACAAAGATAAATTTAATAAAAACTTTGATTTAATATTTAACAAAAGAAAGGAGAAAAAAAATGGAACTAAAAAAACAAGAAAAGCTACACAATAGATTGTTTGAAGATTTGCTTGATCTTACAGAAGATTACCAAGAATTAGGAACTCAACATCTTGTTTGGGTTGGTATTTCATTCTTTACACAAATGGCTCTAGACTGCGCGCCAATGACTGAAAAACAAACCAAGAAATTTGTAAAAGATATTATTACCCAAACAAAAAAAGAAACAAACAATGACAATGCTTAACTTCTTATGGGACATATTCATAGCCTTCGCGATAGTCTTATCGCTCACGGCCATAATATTAATTGTCAATGATCGGAGATAAAAAATAAATGAACACATTGGAATTATTTGCAGGAAGTAGAAGTTTCAGCAAAGTAGCAGAAGAATTAGGACACAGGGTTTATACAACTGACAATCAAGATTTTGAAAATATAGATCAAGTATGCGACATATTTGATTTTGATGTAAATAAACTTCCTTATGCTCCAGATATGGTATGGACAAGTCCACCATGCACAAGTTTTTCTGTTGCGTCTATAGGACATCATTGGAACAAAGATAATACTCCTAAAACAGAAAAGGCTGAACTTGGTGTAGCAATAGTTAAGAAAACTATTGAAATCATAGAACAGCTTGAACCCAAATATTGGTTCATTGAAAATCCAAGGGGTAAATTAAGAAAGCTAGATTTTATGCAAGACTTTCAAAGAAAAACTGTTACTTATTGTTCTTATGGTGATATGCGAATGAAACCCACAGATATTTGGACTAACTTCGATTTTGCAACAAGACCTATGTGTTTTAATGGAAACAAAGACTGTCACCATGAGCCAGCGCCTAGAGGTTCAAAAACAGGCACACAAGGTTTAAAGGGAGATTATTTGCGAAGTCAAATACCGCCAGCATTATTTGAAGATATATTTTATGAAATAAAAAATAAATAGTTTTAGTGCGGGCGCGCTAATTAACTCCGTGTATATATATCTAATTAGCACCTCTACGCCCGCACACCTACGCACACCCACGCACAACTACTCGCGCACCAGGTCAATTAAACCAACTAATAAAAAATGTTTCCTACCCTTCGCTTGCGAACGCCTAAGTCTTTTCTGCTCACCTTCTAACACACACCAAATAATTTCTTGATCTATCAACTCACCCACACCGCGCCCTGCAGTTTTTCTATTTACCCCTGTCATCTTCGCATAATAACTTATCGCGTCATGCGAGGACCAAGTCTCGTATCGCCAGCGCTCGCACAAAGCCCACAACATTAACTTTGCACCTACGCTCAACTCAGTTCTCCCGCACTCGCGCCTGAACCAAGCCCACACGATTGACCGCACGCGCGAAAAATCGTTTTCTTTTCGCGCAAGCGCTATCGGAACTAGCGTGCCTTTGCCCTCTGCTTCCGCGCGCGCTGTGATCCACCAATGTTCCTTATCAACTGCATTAAATCTTTTCATACTTCTTCTCTCTTCCTTCTCGTGCGCTTCCGCGCGTGGAGTGTGAAACCCCTTCAGGGTTTCCACTCCCCTATATCATATGACTATGATATGGATATATGAGTAAGTTCGCCTATAGTTATGTCCAA